GTGACTTATTTAAAAAAAAAAAAAATCTAGTGGAACTGATATGAGTAGGTATTATAACAAAGACCAAGTTGATAACAAACTTAGTTTATATGATAAATCGTCAACTGTTGATAAAAAACTTAAGAGCGATCGAGTTGCGAATGTACAAAGATTAAATGCAAGAACAAATTCAATTGAGAGTGATGCTAAAAAAAGATTTGCTCCTACTTATCATGATGGTTCTCATGCTAGCACATATTTTAAAAAAGAAGATACTCTTGAGGCTATTAATGATAGAGTTAATGCACTCTATGGTAGTTCTGTAATAAATAAACATGAACTTAGCGCAGGAACCTCCGCAACGCACGCAAGAAGATATGCAAATGCTTCATATAATTCAATGAATAGTATAACAGCGGAAAAAGTTGGACATGAACCAGTTTCAAGAAAAGCAAAAAATCAAATACTTAGATATCACCACGATGCTCAATTAGCAAGTGGTGAAGTAAAAAAGTTATTAGAAAAAATACATGATGATTATTCTAAAATTGTATTTTTAGGAACAAAATCACATCAACTGGCACAAATTATTGCTAATTTAGCGGTGTCATCAAAAGTTTTAAATTCAACCACTATGGCTGCTGCTAATTTGAGTAATAAACCTTTTGATATTAATGCAATTGAGAGTGGCGAATATGGTAATGTATCAAAAGTTATTGCGGATGCAATTAAAGACCCTCTCAACAATATTGGACATTTTTCTTATGCTGGTTATCCTAGTTCACAATATACTGAAGATATAGTTAAGATTGATGAATTACGTTCAGATGTATACAATAATGGTGTAGATTTATGTAATAATTATATAAAATATGTAAACGATTTGGAGAACTCTAATAAATATAAATATAAAATTCACAGACATAGTAATGTAGATAGTAATATAAGAGACCTTATGCCTGATAGATTAGAATCGGCTCTTATTAAACATGAAAAAAAAGAATCTTTTGATAATATGAATATCATAGAAAATTTTGACAATGTAGTAGAAATGTGTGGGCGTGACGGTAAGTACAGTGATGCTCACTCTATTCCGTCTAGTTGGGAACAGACTTTGAACGCTGGTCAAAGGATAAAAATGTGTAATGCCTATCATAATAATGCTGATTCAAATGAAAATATAACAGAATTAGAAGAATTATTAGCACAAAAAAAAAATTTAGCATCTGATGTTATGTTGAATTACATTTTAAATGAAGATAACAATAATCAATCTACTATAAAACAAGTATATGACAAAATAAATGATGAAAATAATTTAAAATTAAGAAAAATAAAAGATAAAGAATATAGTAATAAAAAAAATATTGATAATTTGAAAATATTGAAATTTGCTATTTTGTTGTTTTTTATAAGTGTTCCATTTTTAATGTTACAAAAAAAAGAAATAATTTCAATAAATTTATTATTCTTTGTAATTTTTGTTTTAATGATAGTATTTGTAATATTTTCTGGTACTATAATCTACAAACAAATGGCTGCTGATAAATTTAATTACAATAAAATAGATAAAACAATTAACAATCAAAACACAAGTAAACATAATAATAATAAAGATAGTGAAAATATTAATATGTATAGTAATAATAATAACAAATTATTTTCAAGTATTTTTGGATGTTTTAATTCTGATTGTTGTTCAGATGGAACAACATATGACTCTACAAAAAAAAGATGTGTATAAAGTATTAGATAATTATATAAAAATATATATATACAATTTTGTATAAAAAAAATGTTTTATATAATATAAATAATAATAATGTCCAGTAAACAAGGAATGCTAGAAACTTCATTAAAACAAATAAAAGACAACCCACAAGTAGAGCAGTATATGGAAGAAACAATTAGTTCTACAATTAATAATATGGCTAATGGTATGAATTTACAAAATCTTTCAAAGGACACTCAAAACGCTATTAATTTTGGTGAAACACCTGACCGAGAAACCAATATAAGCTCTTTAAGAAATAATGTTTACGGGACCCAGTTAAATAATCTATATGATAATAATGCTTTTACTATAGAAGCAGTTGAAGATTCAATTTATGATTATATATTAAATAATATAAACCCAAATGTAGATACAAAAAAAATATTTTCAAATAATATAATACATTCTAATATATTAGATACGGGATTAGAAATGTATTACTATAACTTGAAAAAATTAAAAAATATAAGAGATGATATATCATATAATATAGTTAATGCACGTTTATTTTATAATAAATTAGAAAATTATACAAATACTAATCCTAATTTACATTTATTATCAAAAACAAAAGATAAGTTACAAAATAAAATAGATAGTTATGAAAAACATATGAATATAGATTCAAAAATGAATAAAGAATTAGAAATTAATATAAAAAATAACAAAAATTATAATTATTATTTGATAATTATACATTATGTTATTTTGATACTATTTTTTATTTTTTCTAATTTTATGAAAAATAAATATTATAAAAATCCAGTTGCAACTATAATGATAATATTGTATATAATAGCACCATTTATAATAAAATATATATTGTTGTATATATATAAATTTTATTTATATATAATGAAAAAATATAATTTGTTGAATACTGGTTTAACTTATGAAGATATTGTTAAATATGATTCTTATAATTATGAAAATAATCAAGAAAATATATCATATGTTTAAATATTATTTAAATCATCATCATCATCTAACATGTCATCATATATAATTTCAACATTCATCCATTTACCTCTATTACATTTACCATATGTTTTGTCCATATATTCTGTAATTTCGCGACCATTTGGTATATTATTTCTTCCATAATTAATTATATACCAATTTTTAAATTCTTCAAGAATTTCGGTTTTCTTTATTTTGCTATTTATTTTTCTATTAATTTTTTCCTTTGCAAATTCAGATAAATAATCTTGTTTTTCTCTGTAATTATCACTCACTGCTAATACCATTTTACAATCATTTACTAAACCATTTGTTTTGAATGCAATATTAACTAACATTGATGCAAAAATAGGAGCCCATATATTGAATTTTTCATCAATATTTCTATCTATTTTATACTGATATGGGAAATTTTCTTTAGGAAATTTTTCTTCATTATATGGATTATCTAAAAATTTTGACATAAAATCACATACTCTAATTCTTCGCCATGTTCCATCATCATTTGTTTTTATATCAAATAGGAAATTTGTACAGCATACTAATTTAAATTGAGGTATAAAAGTAATTGTATCTTTAAATAATGCTCTTCCTTGAATAGGGTCACCGCCTGTTATTTCTTTCATTATACCTTCATTTATTTTATCACCTTTTTGTGGTTCTTGCATAACTGCATATCTTACACCTACTAATTGTGCTATTTCAGGAGAAGCAGAACCAATACCATTACGATTTTGTGTAATCAATGTAATAGGAATGGTAGCTTTATAATTACCTAATACTTTAGACATTAATTCAACTAATTTAGATTTTCCATTTCTACCACTGCCTGTATAAATATTGAAAGATTGATTTTGATTATTACCAATTAATGTTGATGCAAGATGTTCCCACATATACTGTTCCAAACTTTTATCAGGAAAAAGACATTTCATAAATTCTTCTATTTCTTTAACAATTGATTTTTGATTAGTATCAAATTTATTATAATCAATATATTCTATATTTGTAGATTTTGAAATATAATCATCTGGTTTTGGTAATCTAAATTCTTTTTTTTTAAAATCGATAACATAATTATTGAATGATAACAAATATGGATTAGAATCTAATTTTTCTATAAACTCGTTATCATAAAATAATTCTTTTGCTTCTTTCATAATATTATTTTTCCAACTGGTTGTTTTTAGATGCATACATATTTCACCAATTACATTAGATCTTTCTTTTAATGCTTGAGTATTTTCTCCTTGACTTTCTAATTTTGTAACATTCTCAATACATTCATGTGCTTTTGCCAAATAAACATCGTGCATTTTTTTTGAAATTAACATTCTTAATGTATTACCCGAATCTATTTCTAACCATCTACCATTTTTACATTCATACCAACCATTATTTTTAATACTAACACAAATAAATTGATCTTTGTATAATTGATACAATACATCAGCTAGACCACAATCGGTAATTTTTAAAATTGTTTGTTCAATGTAATAAGATATTGTTTCTTTTCTAATTTCTTGATATTTTTTGTAATTTGAAAGTTTTGCCCAATACATTATTGATCTATGTGTTAACCCGTCTGGGTTATTTAAATCAAATGATTTCCACATATTATATAATTTTTCGATTTCATTAAAATCAAAAATTTCTGATTTTGAACTGAAATCTATCCACAAAATAAATAATTTATTTACATTTATTTTGTAAGATAATTTTGTATTTTTTAATGCCCATCCTACTCTTATCCAATTATTATAAGAACCCTGATTATAATATTCTTCTGGTAATATCATCAAAAATTTGTATAATTCTACTAATTCATAATCATTATTATTTTTCAACAAATTATTTATATATAATTCTAATGATTTTTTATTAATTTCTTTTATAATTGTATAAATATTTACATTATATTCCAATAATTCTGCTATTGTATCTCTAGTTGTATCATTATTATTTGTATTATTATTTGAATCATTATTTGTCATATACTTTCTATTCAAATTTTTCTTTTGAATTTCAATTTCATTATAATATTCTGAATTTTTATTTATTTCAAATTCTATATGATTATTATATCTTGCTGATATTAGTTTAAAATGAATTTTCCAATCTATGTTTGATATATCATTTGTTGTAATATCCCAATAATCATTTGACTCATTAAAAGTTAATGTGTAATATTTTGTTAATGTATACTTATTTGAATCTGGTTTTTTTGAACCATACAATTGCCAATTTACATAACCTTTTGTTATTCCAATATCAAATACATCTTCATAAGTATTTGATATATTTAAATCTCCCCATATATTACCTATTTCATTTATTATCATAGAACGCATTATTACTTGTGTTGCTTTATCTATTTTTATTGTAAAAATCAAATGAATTCCATCTTTTATTATATTATCTTTTACTAATGGATTTTCTTTTTCTAATACATATACATTAAATAAATCTTTGTCTTTTATATTATATAATACTGATAATTTATCTGCATATAAAAATATTAAATCCATTATATGTTCATTTTTGTATTGTCTTTCTAAATTTTTTTCGATATTTTCATATCTTAAATCTATATCTACTAATAATGGTCCATCATTTATTAATTGTTTTTCTGTTAAAAATTCATCATTATTATTTATGATTATATTTTCAACATAGGAATTATAAAAATCTGATGATTCATCGTTACTATTTTCTATATTATATATATTTCCATATATATTTTTTTTTATATTTCCTATTTTTGTATGTGTATGAGGTGAACCTTTTTCTACTATATATTTTTTTATAACCTCATTATAGTTATGACCATTATTATTCATAATTGTAAATTATTAATTATATATAATAATATATTTTTATCTCAATTTTTAATATTTTAAAAAAAAATAAAATAAATACAATTTATTTTTATTAACATAATGATTAATAATAATTCATATACTAACAGACTTATAAAAGATATTAAATATTTGAAAAAAAATCCTATAGAAAATATTTTTTATAAACATGATGAAAAAAATATTTTTTTAGGTTATTTATTAATTGTTGGTGCTATCAATACACCTTATGCTTATGGTTTCAATTATTTTAAAATTCAATATCCCGAATCATTCCCATATCAACCACCAAAATTAACATACTTTTCAAATGATGGTTATTTTAGATATAATCCTAATTTATATACTAATGGTAAAGTTTGTTTATCAATATTAAATACATGGATTGGTGATAAATGGACATCATGTATTACACTTAATACATTATTTATATCATTAAATACTATATTTAATGATAAACCTTTGTTAAATGAACCCTGTATTAAAGAAAATGATATTTATATTGATAAATACAATTTATTAGTCAAATATAAAAATATTGAAAACAATATTTGTAATAGTTTATTTAAATTAGATAAATTTTTATCTAATTTTAATTTTGATAATCATCATAATTTTGATGATATTGATGCTTTTAACTTTCATTTTTATGATATTATTATTAAAACATTTATCAATAATTATGATAATATTAATAATAATTTTAATGATTTAGAAAAATTCTGCAATATACATAATATTTCTAAAATTATTTTACCTATATATTCTATTGAAATTTTATTTGATTTTAATAAATTAAAAATTTCTATGTTGGATTTAGAAAATATGATTCCAAAATTTAATAAATATTTACATTTACTTTAATAATTATTTATTATTTATTTATAAATTGATATAAATTTATTTATTATTTATTTATATAATTTAATTATATAATGCATTTTTGTAATAATTGTAATAATATGTTTTATATTAAATTAGAAGAAAATGATGAAAATTCTATTATTTATTATTGTAAAAATTGTGGAAATACTGATAAATCACTTATTAACACTAATATTTGTATTAGTAAGGAAAATATTAACAAATCTAATTTATATTCTAATAATTTAATTAATAATTATACTGTATTAGATAATACATTACCTAGAACTAATACTATTAAATGTCCTAATCATGAGTGTTTATCTAATACTAATGATTTTGATAATGAAAAAAGGGAAATTATATATATTAGATATGATGATAATAATATGAATTATATTTATTTATGTTCTCATTGTCAAACTAATTGGAAAACTGATAAAATTTAATTTTTAAATTTTTAATATTAATTTTAAATTTTTTTTCAAATTGATATAAAAATATTATAATTTTATAAATAGACTATGAGCGTTAACTCTTTTAGTGATAATGAATCTAATGTT